ATTTACATTAGAGTACGCACCTGTAGGATCTAAAATTTCTTTGGCTCTGCTGATTCCAGATGCTGATCTATTAACAGATCTTACTTTAACTATTTCTTGTGAAGCAGATAAAGGTACTACCTGATAGTCTTCTGCGGTGATCATTCTGTTTTGTGAATAATATACTTGTGGTGCTTTGTCTTTTATTGAAGCGTTTGATTCTGTTGCAGAACTGTTGTAAACAGATGACTTTAGACTTACTGTCACGGTTAACGTTTGTTGTGCACCGTTGGCGTCTTGATAAGGCACGTTGACCAATATGTTTGTCATGTCCGCTGGCTGTATTGCAAATTTGGCGTTGTCGCTTACTCTGTAATAAGTTCTAAATGTTCCCAATGGAATATTTGAAAAGTTGCCATCTCCAAACACTAGATCAATAGCATCATTATTTTTTGTTACAATATTGTAGATGTTTCTTTCTGTTTGTGAAAGAGAATTGTAAATTGCGTTGTTTCCTGACAGGGCAGGTACAGAAGACCATTTTTCGGATATTTGTCCAAACTGATCTAATTTGTATAACCATACATCTGTGTCATTGATGTTTTGTGCGTCAACAGTCTGCACAAAGTTTGTGACTGATGTGTCAACAGCAAAGTTTGTTTGTCTAATAGTTCCTTGTTTGAACAACATAAAGAAACCTGTGTTGTTTGAACTATCTCCGGAACCGTCATTTCTAAACACATAAGTTAAACCAGACCCTTCAACAGGATCCGCCTCGTAGATTGATTCTGAATTGTTGATTGAGCTAGGAACAATTTCAAATTGTCTTGTAGTACCACCAACTGCTTTACTAAAAGAAAATATTGGCAGGTCGGTTTGATTAGAACTTAAAGTGTAAACGTCTGTGCTTATTCCACCTATCGATCCCGACTCTCTTGGTTTGCCAAAAAGTTGTCCTGTCTGATTTGCCGCATTTAGTATGGCAGTGAACTGTTCTTTATAATTGGAGTTGGCACTGTCGTTCCATATGATTGTTGAATTTGCAAGATTTGTTCCTGTAGAATCTGTTACGTCTTGTGTTGTTGATAATGCATCAATTTTCAAAAGTCCTGTTGCAGGTTTGTTTCTTTTTGCATTGTAGTTGATCAGACGTGCTAATCTTAAAACTGAATTTCTTCTCTCCGCAGTTGCTAAAAAGTTTTCTCTTGCGTTTAGGTCAACCCTGAACGAAAGCGCCTGCGCCACATATGCGATAAGGTCTATCAACGCAACATATTCCGAGCTCTCTACGAAATCATTAAAGTCATCTGGATAATTCTCACGTATGTACGCCACCATCGTCCTACGTAGGGTTTCGAAATCGTATGATTTGAAATCGGCCTGTTGGAATGATTGGTAAATTTTTCGCCAATCCTCGGCAACTAATAATCTGTTCTGTCTGTCTGTGGTAGCCATAATACTTTTATAACGATATTTATAGTATTAATTATGTGCGTATATTAAGATAGGCGCAACAGCGAGTTTTCGTCGAAGTTCAAGGCTAATTTTTCAGTGATGTTCAGCGGAAGATAAGTGATCGTTGCCTGTATGGCTATTCCGTGATCCACGTCAGATACCAATATTTCCTGTGTTGATATACGAGGGTCTGCGTTTAGATTTGCAGTCACATCCTCTACAATGGCATCTTTCAGGGCGTCTGTGAAAGGTTCAAACATGGCATCGTATATTATAGTGCCAAATTCAGGGTTTTCCACCCTTTCGCCCTTACGCACACTCAACCTGTTGATGAGATCCTGCTTGGCGCATTCGTAGTCGTACAATTTAAAGTTGCTGTTTTCGGAACGGCTACTGAAGCCTTTGAATGTTACTCCACCTTTTCCGTCTGCTGAACCTGATCCTGAATCTCCGTATGCCATTAATTTAATCTCCTAAATTCAACATCCACCTTGCTGTAATCCACAGCATAGTATCCTGTATCTGTTTCGTGCCTTGCCCAAGGTACCTCCTGTGCCATTACACCAATGTACCTGCCTGGCAACTGCTTGTATTTAAACGAATATACATTGACACCCGCGGGCGATTTTCCTATCAATCTTATGTCTTCTTTGAGCCTCACGTCACTGAACTTGAAACCACCAAAGAAACCTCCAATGGCTTTTCCTATTGTGCCCACCTTGGCTACCAAATTGCCTCCCACGCTCTGTAAGAAACCTTGTCCGGCTATCGCCGACTCTCTGGCATTAAAGAGTCCTGTTTTGGTGGCCAAACTCTTGACCGCGTTGACACCAACTATTTTTCCTCCAACTATGCTCTGATAGTTCTGTGTTATGCTTGAAATGTTTGCGATTGTTCCAACCACATTTCCTGACGATAAGTCTCCCTTTAACCCATCTAAAGAATTTAATGCAGAGTTGGCAATGTCTACGTTGCCGGTGATGCCGCTGACTGTGTTGGTTCCTAACGTGAACAGTTGCCCTGTGCTGTTTACAAATACATTGTCCTTGAATAATTCTGTGCTTTTGCCTGTAAAGGATTCCACCACCTGTGATGTTAGACTGCTTGTGAGATTTGTGGCATCGGTGTTCATTGTGAATCCTTTTATCTTTTCCGATATGCTGTCCTTGATGTCGAATGGCAAATTAATTTTATCTGAGATGCCGTATATCTCATTGTACTTGACACCAAAGTCGGTCAACAGTTGTTTGGCCTTTGTTGCGTTTGTGCTGTCGCCCATTTTTTGTTTCACGTAGGCCAATGCGTCCGCTTGGTATTGTGCATCACGTATCGCACTGTTTTCACTTAATCTGTTTTGCATATTGATGTACTCAGGAGTGCCAACGGTGTTTGCACGTCTGCTCCATTGCTTCTTGTCATCTACGTCGAAAGGAATGATGTCATCACTTTCTATCACACTGGCTCTGAACATTGGCTCGTGCGTAACCAATCTATGCACCGTGGTCTTGGTCTGCCTTGTGAAAGGCTTGAGCGGCCGCTGTCCCTTGCCTGCCAGTTCCACGTCACCCTCATCTCGCAGTTCCATGCCAACTTTTTCTTTGGTTAACCATTTTGGTCCCCACTTGCTACTGGCACTTGTTGAATTCATGTGTACCTGTGATCCTGCCAAATGAATGGCTCCACTAGCACCATGTAGTTGCAATCCGTCTGTGAACGAAGTGATACCGTCACGGGCATAGTTTCTTACACTGCCTTCTGTTGAACTGTTAAAAATTCCTTTTTCGCCCACCGTCAATATTGCGTCAGCGGTTTGCATCATTTCTTTTGCACTGCTCATCCTTATCTGACCGTTGGCGTGCATGTTTATGTTTGAATCACTGTGTAGATTGAAATCTCCTTCGGTCCTCAAATTGATACCGCCCACGCCGGAGTAAACATCTATTCGTCCGTTCTTCTGCATCTCGATGTATGCGTTGCCCGATGCGTTGGCTATGTAAACAACACCATCTGTGTCGTGCATCAAAAGTTGATGTCCGCTTGCCGTCCTGATCCTTGTCAGTTGGTTCCTGCCCCGCACATCTCCATCGTCCATTACAAAACTGTGTCCCGGATTCCTGTCTACCTTGACCGGAGTGTTGCCAAGGCCAATGTTCTTTGTTCTAGAATCGGCCCTTATTGCACCTGGTGTGCTCATGCCAAACACTTTGCTTGGTGTCTCTCTACGAGCTGAACTTGATGTGGTGCCACGTATGGTGTCCTGTACCAATCCCTGTGTCATTAATTGATCCGCCAACAAGTCGTTTAGTGGATAACGCCATTTGTTCAGCGTTGAAAGATTTTCGCCTGTGCCATATGCCAACTGGTTCTTTTCACCTGCAGGCAAGAAATTTGTGTTGTAAGTGTTCTGGGCGTCAGCGCCGGCACCTCGTCCGATTGCCCGTTCTCTGTTTGTTGAGGCATTATATTCTGTTCTGTTGGAAGAACCATATGCAGGAATCTGTTGGTTCACCAACGGTTTTTGGACACAACCAATCCAGAATGCAGTGTTGGCTGTCCTGTCGCCCTTGGCAAAAATAACAAGCACTTCCGTGTCTATGTCCGGTGGAATCGCCCACAGTCCATACGAGTGCTGTGTCGACTGGTAACTGTATGGATCACTGCTGTCCACTGCACTGATCGGCTTCGCCCCGTAGAAGGGAGAGAGATACTGACACCATATGATCTGGTTCGGCTCCGGTTTTGTAGTTTTGGACAGCGCCGGAATGTTTACGCCCAACCTTCCCATTTTCAATGGATCGGTAGTAGTCTTGACAGTAGCCACGAACGGTCCGGCGTCCTTGCCGTGCCCGGCCTCACCAAAATTCTTTTGGTTGTCGTGTGAGTCTGTGAATCCTGTTGATATCATATGTTATTTTATCATCCTTAAATTGTCTCGTCTATTTCTTCAAATTCTTTTTTAATTTTTTCTTTCAAAATTTCGTCTGCCTTCAGGGCTTTTGCTTTGAGATCATTGACTTTTATTTCTGTTTGGATCAACTTGTTTGTGTCCGCAATAACATCAGACACCAATGGATTCTTGCCCGCACCCTGTTGGTTGTTGAATCTCGAACAGAACAGCGTTTGCAAAAATTGTCCGTTTTCAAACCTGCTTTCGATTTTGTTGACCTGGTAAAGTCCATTGAAGAATAAATTTTCGTCTCGGTATTTGTCACCACTGAACATTGTGCCTTCTAGTTCATCGAGATCATCCGGTATCCTGTACACAAGATTCAAGATTGGTTGGAAACTGTCTGAGTTGAATGATTCGTACTCACGACTGAATGTGGTTCTGAAAGTGTCCAGTACTGTCCCATCCGGTTTGACATTCAAGAAACTGTCTTGGCATATGAAAGCGGGATCGCCCAATATCTCCAGTTCGATTTTGATCATGTCAGCCTCTGGATTAGTCAGGTAGTCATAGAACTCCTGTGATCTCTGGTTGCCTGATGTGTCAGCGTCCTGCAAGGTGTTACGTCCCTTGATGTTGCTGGGATATGATCGCAAAGGCTTGATCGGTTCGGGATATTTTTCCCTTCCAAAAACGGCCTTTGCGGCACTGGTTGCCCAACTGAACAATCCGTCCTCTGCGAAACTTTTATCATCTCCCCTTACATTTCTCAGATAGTATGCTGTCTTGTAATTGATCCTTAAATTTTGCACATCAACGTTTGCACCGGTGTAGATGTAATTGTATTCCTTGTGCACCTGTCTCCCCCATTCGATTCCGGCGATGCTGATTCCTGCTGTGACCATTCTCAGCACGTGTATCTTGCAGGGCACTGCTCTGTATATGATTGTTTTTGGATGCATTTTCGTGATGTTATCAAATCTCTCGATGTCTGTGTACACAGTGGTTTTGATCTTAAACCAATCCACATATTGATTCTGTATCAATTTTTGTTGGAATTCGCTACCTTCCATGTATTTCAGTTTGGCTTCGTCTGTAACCAATTTGCTTGGATCAACGCCTATTGATGTCAAGTAAGTGGTCCAAAAACTTTCTGCCAATTTTTTGTAACCAGTGGACTGGCGTATTGCGTCCTCGAAGAATTTTATCAAGGATGTGGTGTCTCCCGCAGTCCCTTCGATCGTTTTTACTCCGGTGTCTAAAATTGTGCCCGCGTCGGTCAACCCTTCCTCTGTGCCCAGTATGTTTTCTGCTTTGGCAACGATTGTTGCATTGGTTTCATTAGATGCATATTTCTGTGCAAAATCCAACACCGCCTTGTCGATCTCGAATTTGTATTCGTCTGCGATCTCTCTTTTCTTTTCCGTTATCTCCTGTTCCATTTGAGTTGCGAGAACACTCTCCACATCTCTTGCCCATTCCAGCGGACTGTCTGCGGCCACGGGCACGTCACATCTTGGATATTTGTACCTGTCGTCGTAGCCCAGTTCCGGATATGGCACCGCGATGATGCTGTATCTTGCGCCGCCCTCGTTGACGTCAAACTCAACACGTGCTATGCCAATTGGAATCTTTCTAATCACGGGTTTTGTTTTGACCTCACGTCCGTTTTCGTCTAGTCCCTTGAATTCGATTGTGAGCAGTAACGGTGCGTCCTGGTAGTCCTTGTATCCGTTAATGCCGGTTGCCGCATGTACTTTCTCGACGAAAGTTACACCATAGGGCTCGTGTATCTCAAATTCGATCTTGGTGAAATTTCCAAGACCACGTTCAGATCCCGGACTCGCCGTTGATATCATGTTTACGTTTTCTATGAAAAGGTCATGGGCACGTTCAAGTATCGATATGCTACCGGAATATCTTTCCTTATATCTACGCATGTCCCCTTCCCTGTCAAGCACAGAGTAATCTTCGTTGGCATCCTCAAATTGTTTTGTCTGCACATTCGCATTGCCACCTATGCCACCGGTCCTTGCTATGATTTCATGCACAGGATTGGTTAGATATTTTTGTGCCCTCATCTCTTTTTCACTGATACCACTCAAAGTGAAAATTGTGTTGTATGATGCAAACTGATGAAGCACATTATCGTGTAGATATGGCTTTCCCTTTCCTAGCCGTACAAGTTTAGAATCTTCGTATAGGCCCATCTACACTCCTAGATCACTGGAGACGTTTGCCGGTTTCGGCAGTTGTATTGTCACTCCTGGTTTGAAATCGTAAATTGGATCTTCTATCACATCAGGATTTCGCTGTGCGAACACCCACCATAGTCTCGGTGAGCCATAAAGGTCATATGCAAGGAGATCTGGACGATAGGCGTATGTTCTTTCTATTGTGTAAGACTGATCATCACCTTCCGCTGTGATTGGTCTTGGAACAAATATGCCCAAATTGATATTCTCCTCAGGTGTTGAAAAATAAGGCGACGTTGCAGAATACTTTGCCATTAAATAAATCCTACCTCGTTTTCACCCTTGCCGTTTAATTCACCACGCACAAATTTTTTCATAGAAAAATTCTTGATTGAATCTCTAGAGTATATCGGAGTCACAAGCACTGAAATATTTGAACGTGTGGGTGCCCATGTCTGCTCCTCTGTTGAATTGATGTCGAAGTGGACATTTTGTGGCGTTGTCTGGAATGGCACCGCTTCCTGTTTTGTGCTGATGTAGTCAATACCAGAAGCAAGTTCAACGTTGAATGAATTCAACACAACTGGCACTTTGTTAAACATGTGTGCACCGTAACCTGAAAGATGCAACACAGGTGGTGGATTGCCTTTTAGGCCACCTGCCTCGTCTGTGCCAAAAAACATTTTTGTTGCTGTCCTTAAAAAATTAATTGTTGCCACCCAGTGCTTTGCGTCCTGTTGATTTTGTACCGGAAACTCCCCCAGAATGTTTAGTGAGTCCACTTGTGAATTCTGATAGGCCTGGAATGGATAGTTGCTGTGCGTCTGTGCCAGTGGATTATAATTGGCCGAATGCTGTATCACCATAGAGGGTGTCAAAGGCCAAAACATTCCGTTCATACCTGCCAATGGTTGCATCAGGGGATTTGAGTCAAACTCAAAAAAATCATTCATTTGGGCACCACCAGTTGGCACTGTCAATTTAACACGCCAGTCTGGATTGTCTGCACGGCCGCTCCAACGTGCAGTTGCACGTTTGATATGATTGTTGTTGGTAGAGATGCCTGCACCAAAAAGCCTACCAACTGTTCTGTTGAATATGCCTGTGCCGACGTCCTTGACTATCTTACCAATTTGTTTTCCCGGTGTTGGATAACTCATATTAGTGGTTGCTTTCCTTCATAAAATTTCGTATACTTTAACTATATTTATAGGCACAATAATAGGCGCATTTTATTCCCATACGGCACATTTCAACAGACCTGTTTGTGGTCACTTTTACACTAATAACACTGGAGAGACATGAAAAGAGTAAAATATTTGAACAACCGAGATCTGTTGGCACAGATACACGCCAGCAAAAACACCTACTGCTCGTATGTGGCGCCGGAGGACTCTCAGTTCGACCTTATAGTGCAGAACCTTAAAAAGATAAACGCCAATGCAATAGCAATGGCAAGGAAAGCCAAGGCAAAAAGGCTGACACAGGAGGCATGGGAAGCCGCAAAAGATTCAAAATTAAAAAAAATTAAACTGGCCGACTACACAGTGTCGCCAAGAAAAATAGACAAAACGGACCTAGTGTTCAGGGTGATGACATTTGACCACATACCAATGGACGGAGAACGTAAGAAAAATCCCAAGCACACAGCGGACCATCACAGCAAAGTAAACTTTCCACCATTCCAACACTATAGACTCAACAGCAAGGGCAAACCCTACTGCGTGGGCAAGTCACACTGGGTGGGCGGCATGGAGAACGGCAACTTCTCATGTGACCATGGTAAGATGACAAACCAACTGGCACTCATGTACATGAAACTATGCGAGAGATACGGCACAAGATCAAACTGGAGAGGTTACACATACAATGACGAGATGCAATCACAGGCACTGATGCAGTTGAGCCAAATTGGTTTGCAATTTGATGAATCAAAGTCGGATAATCCATTTGCATATTACACGGCGGCGATCACAAACAGTTTCACAAGGATACTGAACATCGAAAAGAAAAATCAAGCAATCAGAGACGACCTTTTGGAATACAACAACATGATGCCAAGTTTCACTAGGCAAAACGAGAATGACACAAACTCCATAACGTACAAAAAGAAAATGAAAACTGTACACGGGGAAGTCAGACAAGTAAATAAAACTGGTATAGTAAAACTAAACAGAGCATTGAAGAAAAAAGGCAAACTGGAATCATCCGACTTCGCAAGTGTCAATAGTAAAAAAGTTGACATGACAAATCACAAACCAATTGTAAAAAAGAAATGGTAACTTATGTTTTTTAAAAAGGTAGCATGTTTCACGGACATACACTTTGGAATGAAGGGCAACAGTCGTGTACACAACGATGACTGTGAAGCATTCGTGTACTGGTTCATAGAGCAGGCAAAACTACATGGATGTGAAACTTGCATATTCCTGGGCGACTGGCACCATCACAGATCAGCAACAAACGTTTCCACAATGAACTACACAGTGTCAAACATGGAAAGATTGGGCAAAGCGTTCGAAAAAGTTTACGTGATAATGGGTAATCATGATTTGTATTACAGAGATAAAAGAGAAATTAATTCCATGGAATACATTAGAAATATTCCAAACATACACATTGTAAATGAATGGCTAGTTGAAGAAGATGTTGCAATCATACCATGGGTAGTTCAAGACGAGTGGAAGAAGATTGCAAAAATGAAACAGAAATATGTGTTTGGACATTTCGAATTGCCGTATTTTAAAATGAACGCCATGGTAGAAATGCCTGACGTAGGTGGCATACAGACAGACCATTTTGCAGGGTGTGGCAAAGTTTGGTCGGGACACTTCCACAAGAGACAGGTAATGAAAAATGTAACCTACATGGGCAACGCATTTCCACACAACTATGCAGATGCATGGGATGACGAGCGTGGCATGATGGTACTAGAATATGGAAATGAACCAAAATACATTAACTGGCCAGATATGCCCAGATACAGAACAATAAGGATAAGTGAACTTTTGGAGGATCCAGAAAAACACTTGTTGCCTAAAATGTATGTAAGGGTCACACTAGATATAAAAATAAGTTATGAAGAAGCAAATTTTATAAGAGAAACATTTATTGACAAATACCAACTACGAGAACTACAACTGATACCGGAACAAGTGGACAACGCACAACAACCAATGGTAGAGGTACAAAAGTTTGACAGCGTTGATCAAATAGTAGTAAAACAACTGCAAGGGGTAGATTCCGAAGTGTATGATAAAAATATACTGACGGCGATCTATAATGATTTAGATGTCCAGAATTAGCAAAAAGAAACTGATAGAAATACTTAAAGGTGAGGAAGAAAACACATCACAACTTTTCAACAAAGACTGGGTCGAGGGACTATACGACGAGGGGCAATGGATAAAAGGATACAAAAGGTGGAAGAAGCAAAATGCTGACAATAAAAGAACTAACAGTTAAAAACTTCATGAGTGTGGGCAATCAGGCCCAGGCAATAAATTTTGCCAACAAAAATTTAGTTTTGGTTATTGGTGAGAACATGGACCTGGGTGGTGACGACGCAGGTGCCAGAAATGGTACCGGCAAGACAACGATCATAAACGCATTGAGCTACGTGTTCTTTGGCGAGGCACTGACAAACATCAGAAGAGACAATCTTGTAAACAAAACCAACGAAAAAGGCATGTTGGTGAGTGTGAAGTTTGTAAAGAACAATGTGGAATACACAATAGAACGTGGAAGAAAGCCACAAGTTTTTAGATTCTACGCAAACAACATAGAACAAAATACCGAAAGCAATGAAGCACAAGGTGAGAACAAAGAAACACAACTAGAAATAAACAGATTGATGGGCATGACCCATGCCATGTTCAAAAATATTGTTGCACTTAACACATACACGCAACCATTCTTATCCACCAAACAGGCTGAGCAGAGAGAAATAATCGAGCAATTACTAGGTATAACCTTGCTTTCACAGAAAGCAGATCTTCTCAAGGAAAAAATGAAAGCAACAAAAACGCAACTCACAGAAGAAAAATTAAAAATTGACACACGTGTGGCATCAAATGAAAAGATACAAGAAACTATCGAAAGTTTGAAAATAAGATCAAGTGCATGGCAAACACAAAAGGACGAAAATATATCAAGTTTCAAAGAAGCCATAGCAGAACTGGACAAAGTTGATATAAGCAAAGAGCTTGACGCACACAAAAGAGTGGCCAAGCACAACGAAATGCAGACAGCGTTGAGAAGTTTACAAAAGGAAAAAGCATACCACGAAGATTCTCTTACAAAAGCAGAGAACACTGTATCGAAAACAAATGCCGACTTGGAATACGCGGCACAACAAAAATGTCCAACGTGTGAGCAGGAACTTCTTGATGACAAGCACACACATCTTGTGGACAAATTAAAAGTGCAACTGACAGAATCCACGGACTACGTCACAAAGTTAAAAACTGATCTTGCAAAAATACAACAGGACATAGATGCAATTGGAGACCTGGGCAACACTCCGGACACGTATTATGACAGCATCGACGAGGCATACAACCACAAAGGTTCACTAAAAGATTTACACAGGCAACTAGACCAAAACGAAGCAAAAGAGGATCCGTACGCAGAACAGATAGAAGAGATGAAGCACTCAGCAATACAAAAAGTCGATTACGAATTGGCAAACGAGATGGAGGATCTATTTAGACATCAAGAGTTTTTGTACAAATTATTAACAGCAAAGGATTCGTTTATAAGAACAAGAATCATAGAGCAAAACTTGACTTATTTGAATCAAAGACTTGCGTATTTCTTGGGCAAAGTAAAACTGCCGCACACAGTCACGTTCCAGTCCGATCTTACTGTGACGATTGAAGAACTTGGCAGAGAACTGGACTTTGATAACCTATCCAGAGGCGAGAGAAACAGATTAATACTATCCTTGAGTTGGGCATTCAGAGACGTTTGGGAAAGCCTATATCAACAGATCAACTTGCTGTTTATTGACGAGCTTGTGGACGCAGGAATGGACATATCCGGAGTTGAGAGTTCCATGGCAGTGCTGAAAGACATGAGTCGAACACAGAAGAAAAATATATTCCTTATCTCGCACAAGGACGAATTAGTGAGCAGAGTAAATTCTGTATTGAAAGTAGTTAAGGAAAATGGATTTACAAATTACGCTAACGATGTTGATATTATTGTTTAGAAATAATTTTTCCTATTCCCCATAAATTATTATCGTTATCTTTTAACACATGACAACTATTTGTCTGTTGTAAAGAATTTTGTTCAGCAATTTTTTTATTTGCTTCACTATATCTGTTCCAAGCATAATCTTTTTCAACATTATCCATAATATAAGAACCACACGTAATTGCTGTGTGATGTATTTGATCAAATCGATTCATAAGAGTAATACTATCAATAGATTTTTGTCTACTCCATCTTAAGCCTATTCTATTCCATTCTAAGTCAAGTCCTTTTCCAATGCTCATACCAAAACTTTGTATGTTTGGATGATCAAAATCAAATTCAATGTTTCTAGCAGATTGGAACCAAGCACCGTCTATATGAATATTAATATTTCTTTCCTCACAAATCTTTAAAATTCTATCCCATTCTGGATGTATATCGCAATATTGCCATATAGGTAAACTTATTATCAAAGGCATATTCTCTTTCAATTGCTCTATTTGTGTTGGACGTTTTCCGTTGAGGGTATAATAAAGATATTCGTTTGGAAGGTGCTGTATTTTCCAACCATATCGCAAACAAGTTGATTCTATAAAATGCGTACAACCTAACATTACATCCATATGAGTAAATTTGTTCCATCCAGATAGGTTGTTTAATTTAGTACTTTGAAACCACTCATTTGCTTGTACAATAAAGTCTTTTGATTCAACTTGTTTTTGATTCGTTGCAAAAAAATCATCTTTTATTTTAGAGAGATATTTGTCTGAAATTGGATATAATTCTTTACTAACTGTATCTGGCATATAAACTTGTCCTTCCATCTTTCTCTACTTCTTCAACGCCATGATGACTATACACGCCATTATATAATGCGTAACCGTTGTTTGCTTTGAACGGAAAAGTGTAAAGCATTTCGCCATCTGAATCGTAAAGAGATGTGCCTTGATTATCGTTGCTTAGATATATCTGTAGATGTAATTTAATTCTTTTATCATCAAGGTGTGGTGGCAACTTGTAACCTTTTCCATCTATCCAAACATCTACAGAGTCGAACTTAAAATTTGTGTTGAATTTTTTTTCCAGTGCCTGAGTAATATTTGTGTGCATAAAAAACATAGTAAGTTTTTTGATAATTTCGTTTTCTTTAGATAGTTTCACTCTGTTAAGATCTGTTTGATTTTCTAATTTTTCAAAATTATCTTTGTTACCAAAGTCCAATTTATATGTATTACCAAAAAAATTTTCGTATTCTTGGTAAATTATCCCTTTCACAACTTTCAAAGGTGATTTTTCTATTGACAAAACCACTTCTTGTGTGCTTAAATTAAACATATGTTAACTAATTATATCGTACGAACATAGGAAGGAAAAAACATATGTCAAATGAAACACATGAATCGATCATGACAGAAATACAAACTTATTCTGAAGAGAATGGTAAGTTCGTAGATAAGGGCGTTAAAGCATCTGCAACAAGAGCCAGAAAAGCATTAGCAAACTTATCTAAGTTGATCAAAGCAAGAAGAAAAGAAATACAGGAAGTTAAGAACGCGGCAAAAACAGCGGCGTAATTTTCCTTAACATTTAAAAGTTTGAAGCCCTCGACTTTTAGTCGGGGGTTTTTTTATGACTTGAGGATTCCTTTGCCGTGTACCCTGACACGGATATGACCGTTGTAGTAATCATTAGTTTCTAGGACCTTACGTGAGAATTGTTCACGTGCCTCAACATAGGACAGCTCTGATTTGGACTTGCACCAGAATAGTATCTCCCTAGTGAACTTGTCCTTGCCCAGTCTGTTGATGTCTATGGTAAGATCATCACTTGAGCCATAGTACTCCTGCCAATCAGAATCCACTTTGTACCTACGCTTGTTCTTCCTGCCTTTCAGTGGTGGTCTAGATCGTTTGAACCTTGCCAATTTCTTGCCTATGTACATCCTACCGTTGGTTGTGTTTGTGATCAGATAAACAAATCCTATCACTTCCTCTGGAATGTTGGTAATTTCCTTTCCTTGGTATGTCCAATGCATGATGGTATTTACAGCCAAAAAGATTGACTGCAAATGAAAAGTCATATAAACAAGTGCGATAGGCACACAACACTTTCTCAAAAATTTCCAAAAGGCAAACATAGCATCGCAACCAGTGAGCAAGGA